AATTTATATATATCAAAATCTGCACTAAATATATCTGTTATTGATAAAGAACTAACTGAAGTTCCAGAAGTTTCATTAATTAATCTTAGGTTACTCATAGCTGTTTTATCCCAAAAAGTTTAAAGTTTCCACTAAAAGTTCCTGCATTAGCAACAATTCTAAATCCATTAACTAGACTTGCTTGTGGTAAAACTCCACCACCAAAATTCATTTCATAAACATTTGTGTAGTAAATGTAACTAAATTGTGCAGTTGCAAAACTATACTTACTTGCATTACCAAAATTATAAAAATATATATAACCATTTGCAGAACTAGAACTTGCATTGTCTATACCACTACCAATATTCATAACACCATTGCCACTAGCAGTAGATTTGTATTCTGAAAAAGTACCATTAGCTCTGCCACCTTGTATAGCAACTTGATAAACACTAGCAGTTTCTAAAACTCCACTTTCATAAAGTTTTACAGTAAGAATTGCATTATCTGTATCTGATTGATAATTATTGACTTGCAATAAATGAACATCATATTTATTTTCTTGAATTGATAAAAAGTCTATTGCACTATCACTACTTGCAGTTTGTTCCTCAATAAGTTCTAAACTTCCACCAAGTTTTCCTTGTGATTGAAGTTCAGCTACATCAGTAATAGAAAAGACACCACTATTATTAACAGTTTGATTAGGTTGATTTTGTCCTAGATAACCATAAGGCATTTGAACTCCTTTAGGTAATTTCTAAAATACTTGCAAACGCCTCTAAATCGCCTGACGCATTACCACCAGTCAAATCAATTTTATCGCCATTTTCTAAAAATATTTTAGAAGTTCCTGCTAACTCAATTGTGCTATCTGCTGGAACTGAAATTGTATATGCAATTCTTGCATTACCAGAAGTTCCGTCAATAACATCAGCAGTAATTGTATCGTCAGTAGCTCCGTCCACATTTGTTATTCTTAAAGTTACAACAATACCTGTTCCACCACTTGAATTGGTGTAGATAGTTTGTGCAGATGAAGTTACATCTAAGTATGCGTTTTTATATGCTTCAGCCATTTTTTTCCTTTATCCTAATGCCAATATTAGTCCAACTGTTGCTCCAGCAGGTGCTAAATTAGCAATATCTTGTGCAGTAGTTTTTTTAATGTTGTTACTGTCATCAACATCAGCTACTAAAACCTCGTCGCCACCTGCAACTGTAGTGCTAGATTGTCCATTTACATCAACATTTAAAGTTACTGCTCCAGAACTTCCACCACCAGACATTCCATTACCTGCATTAACTGCAGTAATATCGCCCTCGCCAATAAAACTGCCCCAAGTAGAGCCATTGTGATAGGTTAAAGTGTCAGTATCTTTTAAAAATGCAAACATGCCTTCTGTAGGCGAAGTTATTGCACTATCTCTTGCAGTACTATCAGCAAATACCATAACTGTTTGTTCCATAATGTAAGTATTAAAATCACTTGCATTTACTAAATCGCCTGTACTCCAGACTTTAAAACCTGCTCCTGCCATTATATTCTCCTATTCATATGCAAATCTTGTACCTATACCTAGTTTAGCTTGTCCAAGCACCCAACCGCTAGAACTTGCTGGACTTAATGTTAAGTTCCAATTCCATGATTGAGTACTAGCATTGACCGTATGTTGAATACTTTCTATCCATAATTCATCAGTATAGCTAGAACTATCTGGATTAACTATTTTAACAGATATTCTATCTCCAAATTCTAATCCTAGTGCTTTTTCCCAAATATTAATATTCTCTCTTGGATTAATTTTTAAACTATCAATTCTTACAATAGGTAAAGCAGTTTCAGCAATTTTTTGGTCTATTAGCGATTGAACATCTGAATCATTAACATTTATAGTACTTTCTACACTAGCTATTGGTCTATATCTTTGTACTGAATTAGCGTCTGATACAAATTGAGTATTACCACCATTTCTTGTCCATTGATATACATTTCTTACTTCATGAGTATCAAATGAAGTTATAACATCTGTATAAGGTAAATTAGTTCCGTCATTAGAAAAATAAGCTTGTACATCGACTGCTTTTGTATTAGATAATCTATAATTTCTATTTCTAAAAACTGCTTTTCCGTCTTTTCCTATAAAAAATTGTGCATTTTCTGCTTTTTCACATTCTCTTAAAGCAGTTAATATATCAGAATTAGAAGTTGCTTGTGATTGAACTTGATTAGTACCAGTTTGAATATCTCTTAATAAAGTAGGAAACTGTAATTGGTTTAATAACCTTGTAACTCTAGCACTAGATAATTCTTGTTCATCTTCATAACCTAATACTGTTGATATTCCTATTTCTGAAAATCCACCTCTACCTAACCTCCAACCTGCTGAATTTAAAGTTTGAGAGTTAAATATCTTAAAGGCATCAACACAATTAAAAACAACTGTGCTATCTGCACCTAAAGCAGGATAACTAACTGGTATCATATCTAAAAATCCATAAAATATTGGATAAGTAGTTGAGTCATATTCAGCAGTTATTTTTATAACTTTATAAGGTTGTATTTTCGTTATTGAATTAGCAGTATCATAATATGGACTAGAAGTATTATTTGGATTAAATCTGTTATCTGCATTAGATAATAAAATACTTGCCGTTCCACCAACAAACTGTCCTAATTCATTCTGCCTACCTCTTTTAGTAGTAAATTGTCTTACATAAGCAGATATATCAGTAAATGTTATAGAACTATCAAATGGATTACTATCAAAACCTACTTCAACTGTTATATTTACATTACTATCAAATGCTACTGACATTAGAATGCAACATTTATTCCACGCCTTGCACCTTCTTGCAAAGCTCTTGCTACTGCTTCTTCTATTTCTTGTGGCGTTCCTAATATTGATTGAGGATTAACTGTGATAACATTTGTTGTATGTCTTGCTAAACCACCGCCAATATCTGTAAAACCACCTGTTGGTACTTCTGCACCACCACTTGCAGGAAACTTAACTCCTCCTGTCTGAGGGCTTGTAGGAACACTAGGAGTACTTGTGAATGGGCTTATTTTTTTACCTGCCATGTTAAATATAGATTGAAAACTAGATTTTAATTTTTCTAAATCTCCACCAACATTTGTAACCATTTGTCGTAGTCCTTCTTCTAATGCACCAATTGCCTCTGCGTCAGCAATAGCGTCATCCAATTCTTTTTTAGCAATAGCCATAGCTAATAAGTTTTCAGTAGAGTTAGCAGTTGCTTTAGCTAAATCTTCTTGTGCTTGGCGATATTCTTCTTGAGCCTTTTTAATCTTTTCTTGTTGTTTTTCTAAATCATCTAAAGCTCTTTGATATTCTCTTTGTGCTTGTTCTTCAGCTTGAGTTGCAGAAGTACTTTCTTGAATTAATTCAGTTAATCGTTGTTGTGCAACTTGTAATTCAAGATTTTGGACTTTACTTCTATCTTCTACTTCTAATAATTTTTGTATAGCTTCTTTTTGGCGTTCAATAGCTAATTGTTCTTCAGCAGTTACTTGTTTAGATTTTTCTTTTTCTACATTTAATTGTTCAAGTGCATAATCTCGTCTAGAAATAAAGCCTCTTTCGGCGTCCATTTCCTTATTAAGATTTTTTAATGCTTTCTTTTCTTCATTTTCTAAATCAGTGATATTTTCTTTAATTTTATTCATCTTTTGATAAGCACTATAAACTTTATTTAATGCTCCTAAAGACTCTTCTTTTCTAGTTTTAGCTAATTCTTCTTCTACATCTATTTCATCTTGAGTAGTATCAACTACTTCTTCTTTTGTATTTCTTAAATCAGTTAGTCCAGCAATATAGCTTTCTACTGCGTCCCTTTCTTCGTCATGAGATTTTTCTAAATCTTGAGTAACTTGAACTAATCTTTTAACTCTTACTATTCCGTCTGCATATTCACGACTAACAGTTCTTAATTCATATGAATATTGTTTTATTGGCTCTCTATCATCAACTGCATTTCTATAATCAATAATGCTTTGAATTAATCTATCAAAAATACCAACAGTTTGTCTTGCAGTTCCTTCAAAATCTTTTCCTATATCAGTTAAAAGAATATTCCATTTATTTGATAAAATATCTAATTCAGCTTGTAAAGTATCTAATTGTTTATTAGCAACTTCTTCAGTAGTTCCTCCTGCGTCCCTTAAAGCTTGTTCATATTCTCTTATTTGGTCAGTAGTTCCAGATAAAATCTTAACTGCGTCAGCAACACCTCTATTTAAACCTAATTGGTCTAAAGTACTTGCTTTTAATTCATCTGACATTGGACCTAATACTGCGTCTAATTCTTCAATAATATCTGCAACATTTTTCATATTGCCCTCTGCGTCAAACATTTGAAGTCCTAGCTTTGCAAATTCTTCTGAATTCTTAGCAGTTGCTCTTGGTATATCTCTTAAAACTTGATTTAACTTATCGCCTGCCTCTGCACCTTTTACACCTCTATCTGCAAAAACTGCTAAAACTGCAACACCTTCTTCGATATCTTTATTTACTACCTTTAAGGCTGCACCTGCTTTTGTAGTTAATGCCTCTGAAAATTGTTGAACACTTGCATTTGCTAAAGTATTAGCTTTTACCAAAACATCTGTAACTCGTGTCAAGTTTTCCATATTTTGTTGTGCGTCTTGAACTGTAAGTCCTAAAGCTGATTGTGCGTCAGTTGCTAAATCAGTAGCAGTTGCCATATCGAACATACCTGCTTGTGCGAATTTTGCTACTTGAGGTAATGCCTCAATAGATTGTTCTGCGTCTAAACCTGCTGAAGCTAAAAAGAAAAAAGCCTCTGCTGATTGATTAGCTGATATTGTAGTTGTACTTGCTACTTCTTGGGCAGCCCTTACCATAGCCTCTTGTTCTTGGACTGTTGTATTCATAATTGCAAGAGATTGCGTCATCTTGCTATCAAATTCAGTAAAGGCTTGGACTGCTTCTGTTACACCTTTTGCTAATGCAACAAAACCTACTGCAGTAACACCTGCAGTTATTTTTCCTAATTTACCTAAATGCTTACCAGTAGTGCCAGAAGTTGCACCAAGTTTTTTCATTTGTGCAGAGGCTAAATCTGCACCTTTAGTAGCAATCCTAATTATTAAGTCTGCACCTGCACCTAAAGCCATTTATCTTCTCCTCTTACTTTCGGCTTGTTGTAAAGCTATTGCTTTATTTTTCTCTTTTTGCTCCCATAGGTAAAAAGTAGCCCATTGAGTATATTCATATGAACTCATTGTAGCTTGTAATTCAGCCACAGTCATTCCTAAATCTCTGGCTAAGCGAAAAGTAAATGCTAGTTCAGGATTATTCTTGAAAGTCCTCGGCAATTTCTGCCTGGACCTCCTCAGTTGCTCCATTCATTTCAGATATTTCGATAAATATTCTATCAATTACTGTTGCGTTCTTTTCATACAGTAATTCAATCATTTCATCATCTAATTGAGGTTCAATTACACTAGCTTTAAGTAATTCTTTTTGATAATCAAAAGCGTCTTTACTTTCGTCATTTGCAATTCGTGCTAACTCTACTTGTACTTTTTTACTAATACCTTTTACTTTGATTTTTGCTTTCCATTCAGGAATTTCTATCTCCTTTTCAGGAACATCAGCAATAGTATTTAATATTGTTTTATTTAGATAGTCCATTATGCGTCCTTTTTAAAAGTATCTTAGTTAGTTCCTCGAGTTACTGCACCAGTTACTTGAAGTTCAGCAGTATAAGATACTACATCTGCTACAGGGCTATTTTTTGTATATCCAGTACAAATTGCTTCGCCTGAATAAAGAACATTGCCTCCTGCAGTTCCTTCTGGTGAATACTCAAAAGAAAGTGTTGCACTTTGACCAATAACTGCTCCAAAAATTCCATCTACTGTGCTATCCCATAGACCAGTAACAGAAATAGTGGCGTCTTTCAATCCAACAATGTATGTCTTATTTGTTGCACCTAGAACCGAAGTTTCGGCTATGTCTGCAGTTTGTGGAAAGTCCACATTGTTAACATAAGAGCTTATATCAGTTAGAGTTCCGCTAGCGTTGTCTAACTTAAATACGCTGTCTTTTCCATGTACGAATGCCATTTCTTTTTATTCTCCTCTTAATTAATTCTTCCAAAACCTACAATAGCAGAAAAGCTAGGAGTAGTCCCACCAACAGTAAAAGAAACTTTCAAGTATCTATTAACTGTTGTACCTTTTGCTACTGCTTTATATTCAGAAGTACCTGTTGTTGCTTGTGTAAATGTTACTAAATTTGTATATGTTACATCGTCAGCAGAATGTTTAATAACTACATCTAAAGTTGGTGTAGTACCACTTGCAGAAGTAACTAATAAGAAAGCACCACCACCATTTGCAGTAGAACTTCCATTATCTCTTGCAGTTCCGTCAGCAGTTGCAGTTAAAGTATCATTTTCTAAAACTAAACCATTTAACATACCGCCGTCAGCTTGTATTTCTAATGAAGTAGCTACAACATCTCCTACAGGACTTGATACGCCATAGTTAGTAATATTTGCATTTGCAAAAAACACTTTATCAGTTGCACTTACTCCATTTGCACCATTAACAAATACAAAATCATTTCCGCCTAATAGTGGTTGTAATACTGCGTCTGAAGTAGCGTCAAAAAATCCAGCTAAAGAAGATGTTCCGTCTTTTTGTCCACCTATGTAAGTCTTTGCATCTCCAGTAACACCAAAAGTTGTTGTTTCAGCAACATCTGCAGTCATTGAACTATCGGCACTATTAAAATATTGCGAATAATCATTTTGATTAATATAAATTTTTGTATCTTTACCATGAACGAAAGCCATTATCTACGACCTCCACCTCTACGAGTTCTACTTCTTCTTCTTGTTGAACTACTTCCGTACTTTCCCATTATTCTTCTTCCTCTAATTGTTTTTTAGCTAATGCAGTAGCTTTCATAATTAAGCCTTGCTCTAATAACCATTTTACACTTTTTTTAGGTATGTCGTTCACAATAGTACCTGCCTTATGTGTTTTTCCATTGTATTCTAATTCTTCGTTTAAAATATAATCCATTATGCAATTACCTCTACGCTAAATTGTACTCCAATATAGTCTATGTTATTAACATTATACACGCCATAATCAGTTGCGTCAGTAACTCTAACAGATTGAGCCTCGTTATTTAAAGTCGTATCGCTTTCAATTTGTGCTTTTATAGAATTAGCACCAGAACTTTGTAAATAACTATCTAAACTTTCTTGGCTTAATTGTGCGTCAACTCTTGATATATAAACTAATACTGGAATTGTATAAACATCAGAGCCTCTAGCCATTGTAGAGTCATATTCAATTCTTTCTACAACACCAACAACTGCAGTAGGAGGTTCTACCATATCTGGAACATACTTATAAATATTTAAACCAGTAATTGAAGATAAATTATTTCCTATTTCATTTCTTATATTTGTTAAACTAGCCATTATCTTGCTCTCATTCTACCACTACGCCATATAACTGTAATTGCTTTTCCTGCCTCACGCAATAAAGCGTTTCTTTCTCTCGTAGTATCTCTAATTGCCATTTTTATAAATGGAATAATTGGAGTTCCTTTTTTACCAATAGCTTGTTGTACTACATAAGGATTAATATCATGTCTTTTAGCCCAGCCCTCTAATGCTTTAATTGGTGGATAATGAGGCTTACTTCTACTAAAAGGTGGCGATAATCTATAATTTTTATCTTTAAAACCATGAACATAAGTACTATGTGGTGCTCGTGAATAAATATCTACACCTGCAGGTAATCTACCAACATCTGCAATTCTTTTAAAACCAATACCTTTTTTCAAATCTCCTAAATCTTCTGGTGCTAATTGTTTAGCTTTATCTGCAACTAAAGCACCTGTTAAGTCCATATATCGTCTTAATGGAAAGTAAGTTAAGTTATGCATATCTATTCTTTTTCTTAACTTATTTGCTCCAATTACTCTAATTTGCATTTGTCCTACTTCTTTGAGATAATATGATTTTTAGAGTTTTCTTCTAAAAAACTCTTTATTTATGCTCAAACTACCGTGAGATTGCCCTCTCTCGTTAGTAAAAATCATTCTGGTACTAAGTGTAACACATAGAATTACCATAGATATTGAGTATTTTTTATTATAAAATTTATAAAAAGAAGTTGGTTAATCTAGAAAACAAGCATAATATATAAGTATGTTAGATAATAAGAAAGTAAATTTTAATAATCCAGACGGTAGTTTTAATCGTGATAAATGGTTAGAGTTTATGAATACATCTATTCAATCTATACCTTATTTCAATGCTATTTCTGGTGCTACTTCAAAAATAGTTAATCAACAAACCAAAAAAATTGCTTGGTCTGGCAGTAGTTGTAATAGAGATAAATTTTTAAGTAAATCAAATTCAACTTATGAACAATGGGATAGTAAAAGTGGTTGGGATATTTATACACACTCTCCTAAAGATTATATTGATAATAAATTATCCGATAAAATAGAAATCTTTAAAATCCCTTTAACTTTTGAAGGTGGAGCAGAATTTTTAGTTGTTTATCCTAATGGACAATGGAGATTTTTAGGATATTGGGAGTATGCACAATATGGGCTTAAAAAATATATACCAACTAGAATACAAACTTATTTAAAAAGAGATGGACTTTTATAAAACTTGTCCAGTAAGAGATAATCTACGATAACCTTTTAGTAATTCTTTTGCGTCAGGGTCAAACTTATTAAATAGTTCTACTGTTCCAGTACTTTCGTTTCCAAATACATTAAATGGTGTATCTTTTCTTTTCCATATTCTTGTAGCTTGAATAACACAAGCCTCAACAACTGCGTCTGGTACTGCAGTCCAGCCCCAAAGTCCTGTTATCTTAATATTTTTATTTATTAATGGCTCAAATCTTTCTGATGAACGAGTTTCTAATATTCTTATTTCTGTAAAAGGATGATAATTAGTCCCTTTTTCATGTATTGGATTAATTGGTCTTAGATAAAAATCTGTATCTAATGTAAGTGTTGTATCATAAGTTCCGTCATCTGTTGTATCTAATTCTACTGTTAGCGAAGTAGTAGTACTAAGGTCAGGAATGTCAATGAATACAGTACTAATAGGATTAAAGTATTTAACTGTTGCTGATTCATCTTGATAAAACCTCCTTTGGCAATATCTATCGATTAATCTAGAACTTGCGTCAATTGCTCTATCAATATTGTCATCTTGAGCAGTTCCAGATAAACCAAGCCTCGCCTTAAATTCAGTCTTATCTACATACTGCTCGTGAGCCATTTAAAACCTACTTAGCTTTATTTTCTACTGGTTCTTTAGCTTTTGTTGATTTGGTTGGTTTCCATTCTTTAGCTTGTAGGTCAGAAATCTCTTGTCCTGCTCTTACAAGTAATTTACCTTTAGCCCAACCTTTAGGCAATCCGCCATTAACACCTTCAGCTATTTCGCCTTCTTCGTTTTGCCATAAATCTTTTTTAACTATCATTTTTTCTCCTCTAGCTTGTCCCTCACTCCTCTTTATGTAAGAAGAGTGAGAAACTAAAGCCATAATTACTTTTAATTAAAAGTTAGTAATTGAACAGAAAGCAGTTGGACGATAGATTGCAAAACCTAATCGTAAGCTAGCTTTCATCATTACTTTATCTTTTGTAAAGAAATCAGAGTGGCTATCTGACATAGCAACATCAATTCCTTGTCTAGTAACAATATGTGCTGAAACACCACCGCCGAAGTTTCCGACTAATGCTGTTCCTGCTGAAATTGCAGTTGTTGGTACAACTGGAACTCCCCAAAGACTTGCTTGAGGTGCACCATTGAACATACCTGCTCCCATGAATAATGGGTTCAAAGCACCAGAAGTTGTAACTGCGTTTACTTCTGTAACAATGTCATACCAATCACTTGGGTGCATTAAGATTGCGTCAGGCTCTACGAAAGCATCTTTTCTGATTTCAGTAATTGCTTGATAGACTTGACCAATTCTCTTTAGATTACCTGAAAATGCAGAGTAATCGAAAGTATTGATACCTGATTTATTCAATACACCTGTAATATTTGGTGCAGAACCGTCACCGTTCAATAATTCAGAATCTAGTCTAAGGTTAAGCATTGTTCTTAATCTTGAGTCTAGATATCCTTGTACTGCTGTAACATCTGCTAATAATTCTTCTGTAACTGGAATAGAAACACCGAATTTTCTAATTTCTTCAGTTCTTTCAGTCATAGCTAGAGCTGATTCTCCAAAAGCGCTTGCCTCTGCTACTTCAGCTGCGTTATTTGTGAAAGTTGTTTCTTCCAAATACTTATATTGATATTGGTCTGTTTGTAATACAGAGAACAAATCAATAACACTATTAGGATTTCTTAAAGCAGTAGGAACGATAAGGTCAGAACGCACAACACTTGGTGGATAGGCAGAGCCTTCATCAACGAGTGTTTTTGTTTCTAATATTGGGTTCCATTTTACTTCTGAAGTAACATTCTTCATTCCTTCATTTATGAAAGATTGAACTGCTTTACTCTCATGAAATTTTTGTGCAACAGTTTTCTTATCTTCTGCTACTTCTTCATGAATAGGTAAAGCTTTTACTTCTTTTCCAGCTTCAACATCTGCCTCAAGTCTTTCAACTTGTGATTTATATTCTTGCTGTTCTTTGACTTCTTTTGCAAGAGCTTCCATTTCTTCATTTCTTTGTACCCAAGCTTCTTTTTGCTCGTGGGACATATCTTCGAAGTTATGAGTTTTAGCCTCTGTTAAAGCAGCCTCTCGAAGTTCTTGGAGCCTTTTTTTATTGACTTCTAATTCAGCCATTTTTATCTCCTATATTTCCGAAGTTTCTGCCAAGATACGCATTGTATCTGCAAAAACCTCATTTGCTTTTACTCTATTGTCCTTAACTTCTTCTGACAAACCTGCGTTCAATAAGTCATCAATGTCTTGAAAGATTGCGTTCAATTTCTCTTGCAATTGCATTAATGCGTCAGCAGAACTAGGACTTAGTTTTTTATCTTTCTCTAAGCGTAAGGCAGTAAGCTCCTTAGCTCTAGTTAATACTGTAAAAACATCATTTAGAGATGTTTCTACTTCTTCAACGAAAGTTTGACCACTTTCATTTGAAACCTCTTTACTTTTAGCCATTTCATATTCATTATGTGTTGAACATGGCATGTAAGTTAAATTTCCATTTTCATCTTCATGTGTATGAGTTCCAGAACATTCTAATTCTTCTGCTCTATCTCTTGCCTCATCTAAAGTAGTATATTCATCTGTTCCTACTTGTTCTTTTACATCTTTACTTTGAGCTTTTTCTTTATTAGCTTTTATAGCCATTGTGTAAGTTTCTTGATTAGCACCTACTAAAACTGGACTTACTTCCCATACTTTTACATCTTTTAAATATCTTACTTCTTGACTTTCGCCACTATCTTTTGTAAATGTTCCTACTTCTGAGTCTAATACTTCAAAACCAAAAGACCATTGTTGTAAATCTCCCATAGCTTTAACTGTTTCATAAGCTTCTTTTCCTGCGTCTGTATTCATATTGAATTCGCCTACAAACTTAGCGTTATTGTCATCTTGTATGATTTTTCCTCTACCAATTGGCTTAGCCCAATCATGAGCCCAAACCATTGTTACGCCTTTTTCTCCATAGCCACTTCTAATTGACTTTGGTACGACTACATCATTATCACTATCTATTGTATTAAATACGCTAAAAACTGCTTCAACTTTTCCCTCTACATCGCTTGGGATAATTGACTCAATTGTTTTAAATTCTTTCATCTGCGTCTTCTATTCCTTTTTCTATGGTATATTGTATCACATCTGCAATTGACAACAAGGTTTGCAGGAGCACCAAAAGAGCTATCGCCAGGATATTTCATCTTGTATCCTCCTACTGTGAACAATTGCTCATAATTTACTCTAGCATTATCAACTGCTCTATGTGGGTCACGAACTAAATTATCTCTACGAGTTATCCATTGTTTTTCTACTGGAACACCACTTCTTTTAACTGCTTGTTCTTTTCCAAATTGAGCTAATACTTGAGCCTCTGTTCGTGCAATAGTATTACTTCTTCCTAATCTTTGTAATCCAAATCTATTGCTTACTTCAGATTGAACATAATCTGCTAAATCTTGTCCTACTAAACCTAATTCACTTCCTTTATCAAATCCTACTCTTAACGCAACATTTAATCTTTTCTTAGTTGTCTTAGCTAATTCAGGCATAATTGTATCTAATCTATTAGTAACAAATTCTATTGCCTCTTTATTTCTTGTCATAGGCTCAATAGGAAAAACTGTATTTGAATTTCTTAATCTAAAAAAGCCACCTGTTATAACTTCCATACGAGGTTTTCTTTGTCTTCCTGCAATAATGTCTTCATCTCTATTTTTTATTTGTTCTGGTAATAAAGTTTCTATTTGAGCATAAGCAAAGTCAGTCATTAATGATAAATACATTTCATATAAATCTGCTTTCCAATCAGCAGTTATCTTATCAATAATTAAACTTGCACCTGCTCCAATACCAATAATTGTTGGTGGATTGTTCTTAAAATAAGTATTTATTTCTCTTTCTAAATTTTTAAATAATTGAAAATATTCTAATGTTAATTGATAATCCCATTTAGATAATAAAGCGTCATATTGTTTCCATAAAATAGTTTTAGTTTCTTCACTTTCAAATTCTCCTGCAAATATTTCATCATTTAAGTCTAAAATTGCATTTCTTCTTTTTATTAACTCTAAAGCAGATGATACTTTTTCATCTCTTGCATTCATAGCCCTTACTAACTTTTGGCTCCAACTTCTTCCTGCGTTTCCTCCCCATAAAGCCCAAGCTATTCTTCCATTACTTGGGTAGCCGTCTTCTCCTGGCGACCAACCTTGACCAGCTTTATCGCTTTCATGTCTTGGAAAATATTTAGCAATATGTCTTACTTTTTCTGCACCTGCAGTTGTATTGTTTAAAATATATCTTGCTGAATTTCTACCAACAGAAGTACCACCTCTGCCGTGTTCTTTTACCCAATCTAGACCTCTCCTAGCTTCTTCTTTAGCACCTTTAGGAATTGTAAAATCTAAATCGTCGTAAGGTCCTTTAGTATTCTCCACTATAAGCGTTCTCTCCGAATCTATGTATTTGTTCTAATCTAGCTTTTGCTAGTTCTTCAGTAGGATAACAACCTAGTAATCTATTTGTATCTTCTGAATAAACGCAATACTCGCCATTTTCTTCTCTAATTACTTTTATTTCTAAATCATTTTCAAAACTAGATAATTCAATAACTTCTTGATTTGGTATTTCTTGTACTGCAGTAAATGTTCCTAATTCATCTTTTGGAACTGCAACTTTATTATTAGGCATTAAATAAACTTCATCATTTTCATCTGTATCTAATCCTATTGCTCTTCTTGCCTCACCAATAGTCATTATTCCTGCATTTACACCAACTGCTAATCTTCTATACATATCATCTTCATCTTGTTGTAAAGCTCTTACATCTGAAAAGTCATAATATGCCTCTTGATATTGTTCTGTATGAAAATCTACATTTAACAATTGATGAGTTAATTCTTGTCCTATCATTCTCCATAATGGTATTAATTTATTCTCAGTAAAATATTCTCTTAATTGTTTTGCATTAGAATAAGTTGCTCTATCTAATCCTGCGCCTAATCCTGCTAATATTGCAGGTACTCCTAATACTGCTGATATTCTTTCTTCTGATACATGTCTTAATTTTCCTATATCTAATTCACTTGGACTAAATGACATTTTTTCAACAGACATAGCACCACTAAGTACTAAAGGCATTCCTTTATTTTTACCTGCTACTTTTTGTTGATAAGTTTTAACAATTTGTTCAGCTTCTTCACTTGTTGGTCCATATCCGTCTTTTGGACTAATTATTACGCTTGGAACACCACTATTTGCTAATAATGCAGTTGCTAATTGTCCTGCTGATTCATCTCCGTATATTTCTCTTAACACAGATTTTAAAGGACTAAAACCTGCTTTATGATTAGTTGGGTCTAATCCTAATCGTAAATGCACTATATCTTCTTTCATTATGATTGTTAAGCCATTCTTTTCAGTTTCATATTCATAATGTGTTATTAATTCTTCTTTTGTACCTTTTGGAGTTACTAAGTTAGGCATTAAAGGATAAAGTGCTACTACTTGTCCTGCTTCATTTTTTTGCTTTAACAAATAGGCATCTCCAAATACATGCATTGCGTTAATTATGTATTGTTGTATAACATCTCCAGACATATAAGGATTAGGTCTTTTCATTAATATTTCAAATGGATGATTATAAATAACTTCCATATTATTATCTTGATTGTAAGTTTTAACTAATAATGAAGCTTCAGAAAAGGAAACTCCTAAAGTTTGTAAACAGGCAACAACTGCTGAATTAGATTGTCCATTACCGATATTATTAACATCAAATTCTCCTGCACGAGTATTAAAGCCCCATATAAAACTGTTTTGTCCGTATATTCCTACATCATCTCTAAAAAAGTTGTAATATTTTTCCTCTTGATTATTTCTTCCAAATATTATGTCGCTTAACTTTCTTCTTTCTGCCATTTCTTCTCCTTAGTGGTTTTGATAGTAAGTGAACGCAACCCTAAGGTCTTACTATCGCCACCACTACTAATATGCCTTATATCCAGTAGTGCCAATTGTTTCAGTTACTGCATAAGCTAAGGCGTCCACTTGGTCATCATGCTCTCCAACAGGAAACTGTAACAACTCTCTTTCCAAATCAGAATACCATAAAGCATTACGATTAAAAAACACTTGTGCGCTTTCCATTTTAGCACCTAAAGGCAATGCTCTGCTGAATTTATCCTTATCTGGAGTTAATGGCTTAACTGGTAAGCCCTCTCTTTGAGCCATTTGTATTAAAGCTAATTGATATCCTGCTTTTTCAATTCCTACATACGCAGGTTTAAATTCATTATAGACTTTCCATAACAAAGGTAATATATCAGGTGCTTCTAATCTTGCTTTTTTAACATCAAGTACCAATAAGTCATTATCTTTTGTTTTACCAACAGTAACAATTGCAGTAAAGTCTGCACTTTCTTTTGTACTTGTAGCCAAATCAACAGTCGTAATAATTTGTATTTCATCTTGATATACTTCTTTTTCATTAAGAATAAAATAGTTTCTGGACTGTTCATAACCTATCTTATCATATTCTATCTTTGTTCCAGTTTCATAATAATAAAACCAATCTGGCTTAATTAAACCTTGGCCACTTTCAACAAATTGTGCTTCATATTCTTGTGAATATAAAAAACTTCCTATTTCATCTTTAGCACTTTCTAATTCTGCTTTTGGTATAAATGGATTAGTATTTGTATGATATTGCCATACAGACCAATCAGGATTAGTTTCGGCTCTTTCAAATAATCTAGAAAACCAATTAAAGCCTCTTGGTGTAGATATAAATAAAGCATGCCCTTGTTTTTCAGTTAAGGTAGGTCTTATAACTTCAGCCCATATTTCTTCTTTAATATAAGCGCACTCATCTAAAACTACGAAGTCTAATCCTGCACCTCTTAACCTTTGAGGATTATCGCCAGACTTAATTTGTAAGCTACCATTAGCAAATGTAATAAGTTTTTGAGCTTCTAATACTTCACAAGGTAAATCTGCAACTATTTGTCTAAATTCTCTCCAACCCTCCATTGCCATGGGATAAGTTGGAGCTATCCACCAAACACGACCTCCTTCGAGTGCATATTTGATAGCCATTGCAATTCCAAGTCTAGTTTTACCCCACCTACGACCTGCAACTACAATTTTAAATCTTGTACTGTCATCTATTATCTCCTGCTGTTTTTCGTGTAAGTCAGGAAGTTCAACTGTTAATTCTGGTCTGACCATTTTAATTTAATCGTTAGAGGTTCATTTTCTTCTTCTCCAGAGAGTTTTACTCTATCTACACGACCAAATTCTTCTGGAAAACGCCTTTCTAAAAACCAAGCGTCAGCTTGCCATTTACCCTCAACACTTGCCTTATCTATTCTGCCTAATCTTCGCATAACATTTTCAGCATTAGCTTTATCAACTTCAGTAACAAAATTAACTAATAAATTATCTTTTGGTAACATAATTGC